CGGCGTCAGTTGGGTAGAAGGGACAGGTCCTGCCAGCCCGCTGCGCGATCTCGATCCAGGTGCGAAGCGGGCTGCCAAACAGCACTGGTTTCCTCGCCGAGGGCCACGGCGGCGCGCCAGCCACTCTGGCGACTGCGTTCCTGAGAAGCAGCGGGTTGCCAAACGGCGGCCGTGCCCTGGGTCAAAGACAATGCACCCTGCCAACGACCGACCCCGGAGATTGGCTGCGTCGTCGCTTCCTGAAATCCAGAGCGTGCTCCGGGGGCTTCGGGTACCCCGTGCGTCCAGGCGGCTTCACAGTGTGCGGAAACCGCCGACAGCAGATTGGAGTCACTGCCGATCCGCAGCCGGCCCGTTGGGGCCATCGTGACCCCGATGATCGCAACCGTGCGATTGAGCGTCGGATCGAAGCCTAGAGAAAGCGTGACGACGCCGACCGGTGGGGTATAACTCCCCGTCAGACTGAGGTTGACGGTGCCGACCGGGGGCGAGTACGCCATTTAGCCCTCAGCGATGGAAAAACTGACGACCGAGCAGTACCTGCCTTCTACCAGGCTCAGAGTGTCCAACTCGACAAACGCCCCGGAATCTTCCAGTCCAACATCGCCATCACCAATGGTCGCCGCCGCGCTGTCCACGAATCGCGCCCAGGCCGCTGTTCCGGTCTCGGCAATCAGCACGGGTTCAATCGCGTTGCCGGTCAGCACACCGTCACTCATGGAAGCCGCAGGATCGGGCAGAGTGAAGGTCACCAGCAGAGTTTGCGTGGTGATCGCAGTATCCGCATCATCGGGGCGCGGGGCGGTGTACACCTGAATTGCCCCGCCATCCAGCCAGCCCGCCAGCAGGTTCCCTCGGCTGGTCTTGCGCGGGGTCGCAAACCCCAATGCGTTGCTCACGGCATTACTTCCGGCGTGACCAGATCGGCAATCGCGGCGTTGAGCGGCGATCCGGTGTGGCGATCATGCGCGATGACAAAATAACCGTTGGCGCGGTAGGCCAGATAATCGAAAGTATAAGTGCCATCCGCTGCGCTCCACGTCTCCGCCAACACCCGCTGGTTGAGCGCATTGAACAGGACAATCTGATAAGACCCGACCACCCCAAGGCGATCCGCCGTTCCCTGAATACGATACCGCCCCGAAACATCGGGGTTGCAGTGCGCCAGCGGATACAACAGCACGCGCCCGGCCATTAGCGCCACGGCCCCGTAAGATCGAACGCAGCGCGCCCTGTGTTGTACACCGTCTGAATGAACAGCTCGCGCCCGGATAATTGGGCGATGGCGCTGATCACCGTTGCGTCGTCCGGCAGGCTGTTGTGCAGCGGGCAATACAATCCCGGCGCTTGGCCGCGAGGGCGCAGCCCGTCCTCTTCCCATACATCCACCGGCGCGGCATAAAATCCATTGTCGGCGGTACAGGGGTATTCGTTCATCCCTCCCAACCCTAGCGCGTAGACTCGGTTGTGCGTGTATTTCTCTGCGGTCACGGAACCTGCCGCTTGGCTGGCGGCGCGGGCAAAATCCGCATCCTGGACAGTTCGGCCAATGAAGTGAAATAATGTGTTGCTATAACTGCTGTTGTTGGCGTTGGCGCTCAGCCAGACGTGATACGCATCCCCCGGCACAAAGGAGACCAGATCACCCCAAGCGTGCCCGTCCCAGTAGCCATCCGACGCGTGCACCAGCAGATAGAACGCGCGGGAATCGGCAAACAACCGCCAGGCGCGTGCCGTACTGTTGGCGGTCGGGCTCTTCAGGCAATACCGAGCGGCACTCGGCCAGCCGCCCGTCCCGGTATCCACGTCCGCCATCGTCTCATACCCCTTGACGGTGGCGTAGGTTTTCGCCGCATCGTTTACGCGCAGATAAAGCCGAGTGCTGGCCAGATCGTCGGCTTGATACACCGCCTTATTCGTGCCGCTGAACGCCTTGCTGAATCCAGCCGGCGCGCGTTTGGCCGTGATCGTACCGGAGGCGGTTTGATCAGAAATCCCGCTCGTAGCGAAGGTGAACGTCGTACCACCGGTCACGGTCACGCGCCAGTCGCCATTCAATCCTGCGGGGGTGGCCCCTTCGATGCGGATCACTGGCCCGGTCGTGCCGGTCATCGCGAAGTTGTGGCCCGCACTGACGGTTCCCGTCGCCACGTTGGCGGCTACGACGAGGGAGTCCAGCGTGACGCTGCCAAACCCGGTAGTCAGACAGGCATCGAGTACGCCGATCAGCGCCCCAGCGGTTCCCGACAGGGCGGATGCTCCCGTCATCGTCGAATCGTAATAGCGAACAGACGTATCAGGCATCGACATTTCCTAAAAAGAGGAGCTCGACCGAATCATCCTGCCCGGTCGGTTCACTCGGTTGAATCGCGCGGATCAGATCGGTTGGGTAATTCGCTCCGATGAGGTTGAAGCGCAAGCAGTTGCCGGTGGACCAGCCGCCGCCCCAGCCGCGATAGTCCAGAGTGAAATAAGGTTGCCCGGACAGCGCGTTGGTCGGTGCAAAATCTTCGTTGATGGTGCCCGCGCCGAGATAGCCCAGATTCTCGCCATAGCAGCCAAAGGCCGTGCTGCTGGTGAAGCGCAGCACAAAGCGATCCGGGTACGCACCGAGATTGCTGATGGTGGGGGGATACAGGACATCGTTGTACTGCGCCAGCGGTGGATCACCGATGACGGTATCCTGCCAGACGCTCGTCCAGGCACTTTGGGCAAACAGCGCCGTCACGCGCGCTTGCAGCGTGCCCACGTACAACAGGCCGCTGGCATAGCTATCGTCTGCCGGGAAATCATGCGACAGGGCTTTGTTGCTCGTGAGCGTCCCGTTGATGTCTACATCCACCAGACGCACCAGATCAGCGACGGTGTGCGAGAAGAGGTAGGGGCCGGTATAGCCGGTCAGATTCAAATCGCTCGCCATGGTGACGATACCCGTCGCCCGATCTACGCTGTAGAAGCTGGCTGGCAAACGTTGCCCGTCTGTGTCTTCGATGGTGACGCGATAGAGTCGAACACGCCCCATATCCACAGACTGAGTGGGGCTGAGGCTGTTTTCTGTATGGGTATCGGTGTGATGGATCAGCACCAGCCGCCCGGCGTTGAAGATGAGCGCCCGTCCGTCAGGCGGCATCCGAGCGGCATTCAGTCCAATCAGCGCCGAATCTGGCGGCAGGAAGGTTGTCGCTACGGCGTTGTAGAGCAGGCTGTCGGCATAGATCAGCGCCGGCTTCCAGATTTTCAGTGTTCCGTTGAAGTCCACTCGCAAATCCGCGTCATACCACGGTTCCAACTTCTCTTCCGGGGTCAGGTCTGCATCTACTTTCCACAGGCCAAACCGAGCGCGCACTACCCCAGTTGGATAATCCACCCGAATGGTGCAATCGGTATCTTCCAGAACGCCGGTGCCGTCTACGCTCTTGGTTTTTGCCGTACCATCCGCCAAGACAAACCGCACCTGTAGCGTACCGGATTTGATCGGCGCAATCGGGGTGCGGAATACAGCAATGTCAATCAACCGAGTTCCTACTGCCGTCGTCAGCGATTCCAGGGTCACCGTATTGGAACCGCCTTCCGGCCACGACACCAGAGTGACCTGTCCGGTACTGCGATCCAGACTGCCCGCCAACGATCCCGCGCCGGTCAGGGCCGAAGGATCGCGGTAAATCTGGCCAGCAGTATCTACATACACCGAAGCGCCCAGCGCGAACCGGACGGAACCGGCCACGATGGTTTCTTTATAGCCGCGCGTTAGATCAAACGTTAGGGTGTCCAGCTCTACCGCTTCGGAGGCGGCATGATCGGCGTCAACCACCAAATAGTTGACCGTCACCACTCCGCCAGAAGCCGGGAAATCGGCCGTCACTTCCACAAAATCGGTGTCGGTGACCTTGCGCGTGGACGTTGCGCCGTTTTGCACGAGCGTACCTTCGTACCCGGACCCGACCTCTTCATTGCTGTATACGGATACGGTGGCCCGCGTGGCTACGGCGGGTTCCAGGTTCAGCGTTCCCGCCGCATAGTTGACGGTGCCGCACGTCGCAGACAGGGTTGCTAAATCGCCCAGCCCGTTATCGCGGGCATACGCAATGACTTCGGTTTGCGCCACAGCAATTCCGCTGCTGTTCTCATAATTGGCTGTGGTTTTGTAGCGTGCGCGAGGGTAGGCAGGGATATTGCCGCTCATGGGAACCTCTTAGGATTCGATGCCAGTTTCAACTTCCCAACCTCCCTCCACCACTGCTTCCGAATAGGCTGCCGAGATGGCCGTCCATTCCAGCCGCACGGAGCCGGGAATCAGGTTTGTATTCAGTAGCGCCAGATCAATAGTGCCATCCGGCTTGACGACGGGTTCCTCAAAAACTTCTTCGACGGCCAGCGCACCGTAGTGGTAGTCCACCGTGAACTCCGTACCCATGGCCGGCAGGAGGGTTGGAAGGATTATCCACTCCCCGGTCTGGTAGTCCATTGCCCCTTCGCCGCCCGCGCCGACCAGGTATCCATCGCTGGCGCTGTCCGTCAGGGTGTATGTGGCCCAGGCAATCGAGACGGTGCCGGGCGTGACGTTTGGGTGCGCCGTTGTGCCACCGATGCGCGGCGCATTGACCGGAGCACCGCCGCGTGCGGTATAGACGGCAGGCGTCCCCCACGCATAGAGAATATCGCTGTTGACATCCGGTAAAGCCCCAGTAGTGATCGTCACCGTTCCGGTGGTGAAACTCACGGTTCCTGACCCATACGAGCTGTCCGGCCCAGCCAACAGCCCCCCACCCGCATCCTCAAGTACATACCATTTGTTGTTGACACGATAGCTGACCTGCACGGTGCCGGGAGCCGGAATCGGCGTCAGCGTGATGACCCAGACATATCCGCGATTTTCAGCGGTCACGCGCTGCGAGGCCGTTTCCGCAATGTCAATCGGGCGCGAAGCGGGCGTGAAGGTGACGGTCTTGGCGGCTGCTCCGTAATTCGGACACGCAGCGTTCCAGCGCACCAGCCCATTGCTGTAATCCACTGTTCCGATAGCGGCAGCCGCCAAAAGCGCGATGCCATTGCTGTCTGTGATGGTCGCGCCAGAGACGGCGATGGACAACGACCCCGGTGTGATGCCCGTACCGCAATACAGCATCACATCCGGCTTGATGGCGGCGAGGGTCGTTGTGAAGGAGACGGTCGTGGTATTGCCGGCAATCAGCGCGGGGGAGTCTCCACCCGGATTTACGTCGGCCAGCGCGGTTTCTGTGGTAGACGTGGGGATGATCGGGATATACAGATCGTCCACGATGACCGTAAAATCGCCGGTGGTAACATTTGCGGTAATCGGCGCAATGCCATAGAGCGGCACAGCTTCGGCGTTGTAGCGCGTGCTGTACACCATGGTTTCCAGATACGCCAAATCAAAGCGATTCGCTTCTGTCCCTTTGAAGTTGTACTCCAGCGGCTCCGACAGTTCCAGCACCACTTCCCGCACTTGAAACGTGCCCCGATCATCCACCAGAGTGCGGATCGTGTCGGTCACGCCCGTGACCCATAAAAACTGATTCTCTCCCTCGATTTCGTCTTCAACCTGAACCAGTTCCAAGCGCCCGCCCTGAGGAGGCAACTCCACTTCAGGCCGCTGCCACAGCGTGATGGCCCGCATTCCTACCAGATGTTGCCCCCACAGATAGCCCAGCCAGCGCGAGCCGCGCACAATCGTCTGTTCGAGGCGATCCGCCAGATCGGTGCGCTCGTCGTAGAAGGAGCCGGTCGAGAACAGGGCTACGCTAACGTTCGCATCCTCAGGCGGCTTAAAGATGGCGATCCCAGCGTCCAGATACTTGCTGGTGTCCGCAGAAGTGACGGCGGCATAGACCTTGCGAATGGAGACATCGCCCGCCGCGCGATCCACGTCCGAAATATCGTCGAAAATCTGGTTGTCGTTCCCGGACACGATTTCGGTAGCGGTCATTTGCCCGCCGCCATCGTCTTCATCCGTCATGCGCTCGGATTGGAAAAATTTCAGGTCGGCTACCGTAATCGCCATATCAGGTCTTCCTTTTTTGGGCGGTTTCCAGCGCCGCCATCAATTCGTCTGCCGACAGCTTGGCAATCGCCTCGGCCCGCAGTTTCAATTGCTTCTCAGCCTCGGCGCGCAGCGCGTCAATCCGCGTTTTTAGCCCGGACAGATCAGACCTCGCGATACCGTTCAGGCCTTCCGTGATGGTCGCGGCCATTACAGCACACTCCGTAGCCGTTCTGCGCCGGTCGCCAGGTTGTTCATTTGGGTGTTCAGCCCGGACAGGTCAGTCTGGGCGACTTTGGTGCTGATGTTGTGGACACTCGCCAACGCTGCGCCAGCAGATTTGATTGAGCCTGCCGCCCGGTCCCAAGACTGCGCCACCTTATCGCCTGCTGCTTCTGCGCTGGTGTCCGCCTGGATATTTTTTACCTTAGCATCGTTGATCTGGCGCAATACCGCTGCTTGCCGGTCCAGGATCGCCACCAGTTCCCTATTGCCAGTCAGTTCAGCCTCCCGGCGGCGCTGCTCGATTTCAGCCAGGCGGGTTTGGTAGTCGAGTTCCTGACGCAACAATTCAGCCTTCTCATCCTGTCCCTGCGCTTCGAGCAATTCGGCGTTGAGAGACTGTAACTCGTTACGCGCATCCTGCGTCTCCTGCTGCATTTCCTTGAGTTTCTCGGTAGCTGCCTCGATTTCGCTACGCAGGTTGGCCAGGTCTTCGTTGTCGAGCAGATCAAATCCATCGCTCGCGAGTCGAGCAGCACGATCCAATTCCCCAACGTTGAGCCGACCGCTATCTGCCATAGCGGCGATGCGCAGCCGCAACTGTTCCGCCGCTGCGGCTTGATCGTAAAATGCCGCTTTCGTCTCTGCCGCAGACAATGAAATAGCCGTCGTGTAAGCGTCAAAGTCGTTGACTGAGAAAAGGAGGTCTTTTCGCAACGATCCGGCGGCTTGCTGGGCTTCGGTTTCGGCTTTAATGAACTTGGCTAGATCATCAGATCCGTCGCGAGTCGCGTTTTGAAAGGCCACCGCTGACGCAGTCGCGGCTTGGAATCCACCCTGCAATCCAATCGCCGCAGCCTTGCCATTAAGCAGCATATCGAAGTACAGCGCCGATTTTTCGGACAACCCCTGCATAGCTTCGCGGGTGTTGTTTAACTGATTGATCATTCCCTGATACATCGTGGATACGTTGTCCACGGTTTTGGCGTGTTCCTTCTGCTTCAGGCTGGCTTGTTCAACGAAGTCGGAATTTTCATCAACGGCTTCCGTGTATCCCTTGGTTTTATCCGTGGCGTCGTCGGTTGAAAGACTGCCCAGCTTGACCGCTTGGGCTTTTCTTACCTCAGCTTCCGCCACCTTGCCCGCCGCCTCCAGCTCAATAGCCGCCACGTTCATGGCGTTTGTGGCTGATTTCAGGCGGGCGCGGTCAACATCGCTGATCGCTTCACCGAGATCGAGTTTGGCCTGAATTTCATCCTGTGCGGCCCTTAAAACAGCAATCGCCGCCTCGGCTTCGATCTCCTTGCGCCGCGCGTTGAGTTGAGCAAGATCCGCTTCAATTTCAGCCGCCCGGATAAGCTCCTGACGCGCCTCATACTCATAGCCTTTTTCACGAGCCAGCGCGGCGGAAGCCAGTGCTTCGTTCCGCAGGGCCGTCAGCAAGTTTTCCTCAGTGCTTAGTTGCGCGAGTTGCGCGGTACTCAGGTTGGCGACGTTTTTGGCCTGGGCGCCCAGCGCTGTCGCGGTCGCAGCGGACGCCGCCGCCTGGGCTTTTTTCTGTTCTACGTCCTGCTGCGCGAGCCGTAATCCTTCCTCGTCCTTCGGAAGCTTATCCTGGATGAGGTTGTATTCTTTCTGGACCGCCTCCAGCTTGATCGCCGCCGCGACCGCCCCGGCCCGATCCAGGTCTGCCTGTTGTTTGGCCGCCGAAGCTTTGGCCCCAGCCAATTCCAACGTCAGCCGGTCTACCGCCTCCAGATCACCCGCCGCTTTGGCAAGGTCAATTTCCGCCTGAATCCGCTCCTGATTGGCGGCGGCAACCCCTTTTTGCTGCTTGCCGATGGTGTCCAGTTCCGTGGCGTATTTCTCCATCGCTACCTTGGTAGCCGCGTATTGCGCGAGTTGCTGGCCGAGGTCGGCGTTTTCCTGTTGTCGAGCCTGGCGCAGCGCATCGGTGGAAACCTGGAGATTGTCTTGCAGCGCCACCATCTTTTGGCGGGCATCGGCTAGCTTGCCTTCGGCTTCCGTAAGCTGTTCGGAAACCGAGCGACCATCGCTTAAGACCTCAAACAGATTGCGGTGCCCATCCCGTAATTTATTGACCTGTGCTTCCGCTTCGCGGGTCACCCCTTCCTGCTCGCGGATGCCGTCGTTTAGCTTTTGGATGTTGGCGAGCAACTGCGCTTCATTCAGGCCTTTGATGGAATCCCGATACTGATCCGTGCTGACCGTCAGCGCGTCCAGGTCGGCTTGACTTTTGCTCAGCAACGGCAACAAGGCAGAGAACGCCGAAACCGCCAACAGAATCAATCCCCCCGGCCCCGCCAGGAATCCCATCGCCCGCGCCAGCAGCCCGGTGCTGGTAGAGGCGGCGGCCTGGGCGGCATTCAGGGCCGTCTCGTATACACATCTGACGCTGCCGACCACCCCCTCCGTGTCACCTCTGATGGTCACCCCATCCTCAAACAAAAACACACCACCCACAACACACAACCAACCCAGCACCACTCGCGTTGT